CGCTGTAATCATAATACTGCGGAACACGACCTTGATCTTTCCAACCGCCGGAGTAAATAATGTGACCTTCGTGCTCTGGCTTGCCAACAATTTCAACGGAGCCTTTTACAACAGACTCCGCCATATGCTCACGCAGCCAAGCAACAAATTTTGGGTAACGCATTTCATCCAATGTGCCCTCTGCAACCAAAACGCGCTTCATGACACCTTTGATTTCAACGTCATCCACATATGCTCTATCAAAATGCCCAACCATAGTGGCATCTTCAAATAGAGGCAAGTTATCTTCGTCCCGAATTTCTGTCATGCCATGCCCATATGGGGCGTCTCTATCCTCAGTCAAAAATTCCACAACGATTGACATTCCTGTGACAGAGTGCAAATTGGCTTGGACATACTCTTCTTTCCATGAGATTCCGTTTTCCTGGTATTCAGCGTCTGTTGGAAAAACTTCATGCAAAACAACCTTGATAGGCCGTCTACCTACAATGGTGCATTTACTTGAAACCTCATAGATGGGGGCAAAAACTCTTTCACCGTGCATCTTCTGCTTCACCTCCTATCAGTCTGACGGAGATGGACTCGCGTTGGCATTGTTGGCTTTGGTAGACTCTGTACTTGCATTAAGCGGTGGATCTCCGCCGCCAGTGCTTTGGTCTACGTCGCCATCAGGAGCATCCTTACCTGTGACTGTGAACGAAGTCTTATGCACTGGATAACGGTTCTCAAAATCTTCATCCAGCTCGAAATCCATAAGTGAGAGGTAATCGTCCACATTGATACCAGAAGAAGCAATCCATGCAGTCAAGCTACCTTTTCCACGCGCATACAAATCGGAAAAGAATTTGACCTGCTTTTCACGATTGATAAAGGTAATTGGAAGCACACGAAACTCAACACGATAGTTGCTATCCCGAATTACATTGTAATTCAAGCATTTGTTTAGCTCCTCAACCAAAGCCTCAATCCATGTGTATACGTTATTTGCAACGATTTCGATATTTAGTGTAGCCGTAGCATAGTTACCTGTTGAACTACCACTAAGCGCGGCAGCAGCAATACCGATATCCTCATTCACATCTTCTTTGATCGCATTTTCATTTTGCTCATCCAACAAAGACAAATCGACCGGGAGCCTGTCCATCTTGGTGCCAGCAGCCAAGGAAAAGAACGAAACACCATTAGAATTGGAACGCTGTGTTAGCGCCTGCTTTACAGTGTCATGTTGGTGCTCTTGTTGAACTTTGGATAGCGCCGAAGTTCCCTTCTTCTCTCCTTCTGGGAAAGTCTCATAGTAGATTTGGTTATTGACCGTATCCAATACGCGCCGCTTTGTGTTAATGAAATACTTGGCATAATCAATATCGTCCAGAGCAGCCACCGCAAATGGCACGCCAAATGGGTCATTCTGCCCGCTCTTGATCTTGGTCACAATCGTTCTATGCCAATCAAGTCTTTGCCAACACGCGCCATTTGGAAATTCCCCGTTAGAATATTTTCGCCATCCTTCTTGAATCTGCCGAGGCAGACCTTGTAGCTTGCGCTTCCTGTCATCTTCTGACACACCTTCCAGATACCGTAGATCAAATGCTACCTCATAGCAGTTGTTTCTACGACCAATAATCCGAACATAATCTACAGGCAATGGAATCACAACCGTATTGACGCCCGCCGAATTGATCTCGGTAATGCCCTGCACATCGTAATCCGTCAATGCAAGGCGATCGTCCACAGGAACGGTGCGTGTCTCCATATATGCCACATACATTCCTTCATTGGCATTATGGAACAAGCCATCACGAATGACCTCTTTGTATCTCATTGACCGCAGCACACTGTTCATCTTGTCGATATTGCTACGATACTTTTTGCGGGAACCCCCTGCCTTTTTGGGTTTAACGACCACAACATAATCAAGGGAGTGAAGACTAATCAGGCTGTCGATCGCCGTCGTAACCGTTCCGTTAGAGTAATACGCCCACTTAGCCCATTGACGAAGTGGCTTAATGTACTGCATGGGGTTCCGTGCCATTCTTGTGATTTCTTGGATAGTATACGGAGAGTTCTGGGTTGCCCCATAGCTAACCACATTCATATAGGACGCTCCAAGAAATGTATTAAACTCAAAGGAAACGTCTTGGGAAGCGGTATCAGATTGCTGGGGCGCTGGTACTACTGCCTGCGTCTCAGACCGATCCCTTCCTTGAAATTGTCTTCACCTCCTTAATTACAAAGTGTCACGAACTCATATTCAGAGTTATCTGAGAATAGATCAGTCTCCAAAAGTGAGATAAAATAGTTGCCATACGATACCGAGGTGTAGCGGTCTTTCCGAGCGCCCGGACGTTCCTCAATCTTGATCAGATTGGTTTGATTTTGAATTGTATAATCCAAACCGATCATTTCATTGATCAAAGCAACCGTTTCCAAAAATGGACGCTCATAGAATAGCTGAGTATCCACATCAGCTGTGGCGTACTCTGGGATAAGCCGCTGCAACTCCTCCACACCTTCTTGGTTGCTAACCATCAATTCAATCATTCTATTGATCAGCGTATCCTTCATGCACACGGCAATCTTGCTGTTCAATTCCAATGAAGCCTTGACAGAGTAGACAACCTCTTTCTGGCCGGCAATGACGATACGAGATTTCAGCTTATCGTCATTCATGCACGTCCATGGCTCATACTCCACATTTCGATCCACGTCATAAAGCACCTTTGCAAGAGAGTCAAAGATTGAGATACCTGCATTACGTGTATCAAGAACGCAATAATCCGCATCAAAGTCAGCGAATAGCTGCTTGATGCGGATAGCTTGTTTGGACGTTTCAAATTCAGTCTGTGGCTCAATATAGACAACCTGACGCCGGTAGCCTTGTTTGACCTCGATATGATCTCCAACTGTATCTGAAACTTTGTACTCTTTACTTTCAGGCAGAGCACGGATACAGGTGAAGACTGAGTTGTCGTTTTTACTGCCGCCCTCTGGAGCAATATCGCAGGCTATAATACGAATTTCGCCAGCCTGCTTAGGAATGGTATGCTTATTCTTAACCTTCGCCAACACATCTTCATTCTGACGTGGATAAAACGGACGTTTCAAAACACGATTCCGATTCATCATTTCATATGTGAAATAAGCATGGGCGTTCTCTGCAACCATCTGGTTTTCATACTCGATCGTCCAGGCCACCCTATCCAGCTTTTTCCGTTCCTTAATCAAGAAGTCTCTGGTTTTGATCTCATGTTTCAGAGCGATACTATAATCCATACCAATGAGAACGGACGTACCTTTATTCAGCATATCCTTTGTCACAATCTTCATGAAATCCCACATCCAATGGGATTTGTACCATGAAGAACTGATATAAATTTCCTTCGGCTCCTCTTTCAGCTCCCGGTATTCGTCGAGATATTTGATTCTAAAAGGGATCTGCCGCTGGAACAATGTAGGAGACAAAACCGTGTCAATGATATTCTTGGCGATCATACGAAACTCTTCATAGATGAAAACCGTCGCACGATAACCACGCACATTTTCATTAGCAACCAACACCACGATAGAACTGCCGTTGTTAAATTTTACCTCAATCTCATTCTGGCTGTCCTTGATACCCTTGATTTCGGCCTGAAGCAATGGCGACCTCGGCAGAATCTCTTTGACAATTTTCTCCGACACTATTAGTTTGGCCTGCTTCTTTGTAGCTGAAGCCACAACGATTAGTGAGCCAGGGCGCAAAATAGCCTCTTTACAGGCATATACAGCAATGATAAAAGACTTTGCTGCGCTTCGTGCCGCGACAATACAAATACTGGGGCAAAGATCCATCAGGTACAAAATGATATGCTGATATAGGTAGAGTGAAATCCCGAAGTATCGCTGTACAAAACGATTAGGATTTCTCCTCCAAAATGTCAACCATTCAAGAAGTTTCTTCACAAACTCAGGATTACTCAATTTGCTGGTAGAAGGAAAATGCTCATGAAGATGCTTTTGACGATCATCCATCAATGCTTCATAATCCATGGCTTATTCCTCCGTATCCGACAAGCTGAACTCTTTATCCAACTCCTTAGAGCCAGTCAGCAAATTGCGAAGTGGCCTGGTCATGAAGCGATCAATATACTCCCTCAACTTATCAAAATCAGCAAAGAGCTTTTTATCTTTGTAGTATTCAGCCGGACAATACTCCTCAATATCTCGGATCATTTCGCCAAGAGGACTCAACTGCTTTTCAGCCTCCGCCCTTTTTAGACGATCCTCAATTTCAGTTGTAGCTGCTTCAATCTGGCTCTTATAACTATTGGCCGCAGCACCAATATTAGTGTCACCCTTTTGGAGTAGCTTTTGAAGATTGAGCTTCATATAGCAAATGGAGATATACAGTTCTTCCTGCCGTTTGTCGATAGGCTCTCCGTACCGATCCACCCAGTTCTTATACTCATACTGCATAGAATCATAATCGCCAGCGTCAAATCCTGTACCAAACCTACGCACGACATCTGTTGCCACGGGGATATCCACATTACTCTCCACATCAGCCACAGACGCTGCATTTTCTACGTCAGCTTCCCAGCGTCGAACCAAAGTATCTGAATACGTGGTGCGACCGTCAACTTGGTTGAGATTTAGCCTTGAAACATAGGTGCTGATCCGGTTGCGACTCTTTCCGTCACGACTTTCACTGATTTTTCTGGACGCAGCCCAAATATCCGGGTCAAAATACATATCTGTAATTTGACAAATACGCTCAGCCGCAGCGTCCTCGTCATGATCGTAGAACTTCACATATTGCTCATAAAGCTCGGCGATACAACGCTGGCAAATAGAGAGGTATCCATTATTCCCCCTATAAATAGGAGATTTTGAGCGATTGAAATTTCTTTCTTGTTTCTTATATTTGTGGCCGCAGCAGGTGCAACGATATTCCTCGTCGCTGGTTACTGGCGGCTCTACCGCATTAGGCTTTGCATCTTTATTCACTTTTGGCGTGTCTGTTTTTTTCAACAGTTGCTTTTTAACCGCCATGCCACGACCTCCTTTCTATGGCAAAACCTCGGCAGTCCAAAGACTCCGAGGTTTTCTCAATCGTTATGATATTTCTTGGACTAAGGCGGCAAAATCGATTTTCAGGAAAATCGCTCCGTATCTCCGTCCCATCCAGGGGCA